CATAAATTACATCACCAGATACAGCATTGCCATTCTTGAATATCAACAACTGCAATCTGTAATTGCCATACATCAATGAGCCTCCTGTTGACCAGGTGATGTCATGATCACCAAGATAGTTAATGGTGAATAAGCCCTCTGTTGCGGCAACAAACTGCAAAGGAGCTGTTGTCTGAATCTGACCAAGATTGTCCTGATTGACAGATCCATCATAATCATCAAGCAAAGCAAGATCATTAAGAAACCAAACTCCATTGCCATATCCCTGTGTTGTGCCGTTGATGATGAATCCTCCAGTGTTGTTCTGCTCTGTTGTGAATGCTGAGTCATTATCACTCTGTGTTGCATCAATGGTTGGCAGATCTCCTCCAGGATAGGCCATCAACAGCCTCTTGAATAATTGGCTCTCAAGGAATGTGCTGGACCATTTAATGCCAGCATATGTGAATGCCTTCTCAAGGATCTCATAAACGAAAACTTGAGGAGGGATGTGCTCAACACCAAACGTGGATGGCGTTGGTCTTGTGTACCCGTAATCAATCAAGCCGTAGTAATAACCTCGGCCATCCCAGTCTGGTGAGTTGTACACATATGCTGGTGAGCCATTCAGCTCAATCAATCCACTCCATGAATTCTGTTGGTTGCTCAATGTCATGGCATGGTTGTATTCTGACCATCCAAGTTCATTGATCTTAATTTTGGCAAGCCTGGAGATATAGTCAATTGTGTCACTCACAAGAGTCACATCAAAGGACCAAACTCCTCCAGAGAGCTTGCACTCCATGAGCTGTGCCACTCCATTAAACTCAAGCAAGCCATTCTGATAATACCTTGCACTTGCCTTGATGCTTGGATCAAAGTCAATGAAATCACTCTCAACATCTGAGATCTTGTCAATGGATGACAAGGTGAATACTGAGAGCATAAGCTCATAATTTCTCCTGGTCCCTGGCAAGGTGATTGTCTTTGATTTGTTGCCTTTCCTTGCTGTCAGATCCTTGATGTCACTGATGTTGAATGTCAATGGAAATGGGATGCTCTGATCCAGGTCAACAAGCCTGTCATTTATGTAAAGTTCTCCAGCCATCAGTTAAGTTGTGATGTGTATGAATATGTTCTCTCAATGGTGATCTGCTCTTGTATCAAGCCATCTCTCCTCCTTGTCTTGAATTGATATGAGCTGTTGGTGATATTCACTGGCTCGAACTCTGTGCCATTCTCTTGCTCAAGATATACAACAGGTGATTCATACAAGCTCCTCACAAGCCATTGCTGGACCTCTTGACTGATCCAGTCACTGTTCAGAATCAGCTGATCTGTGGCCCTCTTTGCAAAGGTAACTCTCTCACCTTGATACAATGGATAAGTATATGATGTATTATCCCAGACTCCCTTCTCTCTCTGATATCCATAACTCTCAACATTGGTTGAATCAACAGATACCAAGGTGAAGGTGAATGAATCCCACACACCAAACTTGTTGAGCCAGTGTAATCTCTTGGTGTCATATCTGTGGCACTCAAGATCAATGTCAATTCTGAAAGCCTCTGATGCTCCAGAATAAGCCCCTCCTCCTGTTGGCCTTGCCTCAATGGTGTAATATGCAGCCGCATCAAAGTTGCCTTGTGTGATGCTGGTATTTGCAATGATGGTTGATGGTGATGCATCAAACACAATAAAGTTGCTCAAGGTCACAGCCACAAGATCTGTTGCAATCTGTGTGTTTGAACTGTTATATATTCTGACTCTGAGATTCATCCCTGTGTCATCACAGATGATGCCCAGAAATACCCTCTCATCCAAGCCACAATAATATCTCTTGGCTCTTGGCCATGATGTCAAGAACAATCTTGGTGATGTGCTGTTGTTGGTATCTGCATTATAATTCTGATAATCAAAGTCAATCCAATCAGGATGCCTCAATGAGCCATTGAATGCATACAATGTTGCACTTGTATCACTGGCTTGAGTTGTCGGAGTTGCTCCATATTTCTCATATACAATGATGTAATATTCATTGATTGCTGAATCATAGAATGTTGTCAATGTGCCATCCACAATCAAAGGGCTTGACAGCGTTGATGCCAAGATACCAGAACAATCAAACTTGCTCAAGGTGTTGAATTGTCTGAACACCTGATGTGTTGAATGCAATGATCCATTCACATACACCTCAACAATGAATGAGAAATTAGGTTGTGCTGTCTCATCTGATGAGAATGTGAACATCAAAGGATTCCCAGCTGTGCTGTATTTTTGTGGCTCATCATATATTGTTACTGCCATGTTTTTGTGTTTTTAGTGAATGTGATATCAAAGAGCAATCCTGTCACTGTTGCCAGGTCAGAGGCAATCCTCTCAAGATAATCATCAGTGATTGTGCTTGTTGTTATGTTCCTTGGCTTGAGTCCTGATGTTGTCTTCATATGGCTTGCTATTGCATAGGCCTGTGACATGTCCATGCCTTTCCATTGCTGGATGGCCTTGGCATGATTGGAGCTCACTCCAGGATATTGGAATGAATAAGGTGTATCATACAAACTCTTGCCAACTGGATTGACACCCTCATCAATGAACTTGTAATAATCATCAGCCTGGATCTCAAAACTCAACTGTCCTGTTGGAAAGTAAACAACTGACTGAGCCAAGGCCCCTGTGTTCCTTGCCTTGCTGGAGATTGACTCTCTCAGATCCTCTGTGACCTTGTTGGCAAGATCAAGAATGAATCTCTCATATGCATTGGTTGGCTGAGATGCATCACTCTCAGAGACACCAAACTGGTCAAGAAAGTCAAATTCATCAGCCATGCTCTTTGTTTATTATGCGTTTTTGTTCATCAGCAATCTTGAAATAATTCATCCAGAACAATGTTTTCACATATGGCTGTTTTGTAATTCCTTCCACACTGCATCCCATCTCTCTTGATAATCTATGGATGATTCCTGTCCAGAGGAACCATTCTGAATCTTTAACTCTTGCTCCAGTATCATCCTCTCCATCATCATCCTCGCTGTCTGTATCCCCAAAATAGCGAGCCTCCGCTTGTCTAAGCTGTCCAAAAAAAAAGCGTAAAAATTCAAGAACTCATCACCAGGAAAATGCTCTCTGAATGTGAGATATCTTTTTTCATTAGGATTGAGCACTCGGCCTCTCTCATCCTCTTGGCAATATTCCATCCCATCCTCAACATACATGATTGACAATGGAGCCCAAGGATCAGCACTGATGTCCTCAATCAATTTCAAGTCAATGATCTGACCTGTTGTGACATGGGCAAAGTTTTTCTCAAGCCTGTACTTTTGGCCCTTGATCTCAATGACCTCCTCTGGCTCTTTCTGTTGGTATTGGCTGATGATTGTAAAGATATGCTTGCTTGCCTCCATGATGGAATCAGGCACAGCCTTCTTGACTTTGTTCACTGGCAACCTGGAGAATATGCTCACAACTTGACAATGAAATTCAAGTATCTCTGTCAATGACCTCTCATTAATGGTTGATAATGTGTCACTTACCATCAACCACTTGTACATCATATCAGCTCCGCATTCCTTGATGCTTGCTGGCAATTTTATGTTGATATCTTTCATGCTCTGATCACTTGGTATCTGCCTTTGTTCTGTTGTGTCTTGCGACAATGCCAAGCAAGAGCCAAGCTCATCACACCATCATCATGCATCCCTATTGGAGCACTGTACTGAACAGCTCTTGTGTTGACGTTGTAAATATAGGTAAAATTCTCGAGTTCATCCACAAGCCAGCTTTCATCCTGGAGAGATATCTCCATCTGCTCAAAGGCAATGGCAAGATCCTCAATGATGACTTGCTTGCTCTTGGATGTTGTTGTGAATGGCACAATCAAATTGCGGCACTTGTCTCTGAGCATCTCATGGAATATATCCCCTTGATTATTAACCTCAATCAATGTTGTGGCCCTGTGCTTGTTGATGACATCAGCAACCTTGTCAATGATCTTGTTCCATTCATCATGCCTCCATCTGTTGACGTACACCTGTTGACCATCCTCATCCAATATGTTGAGCACAGTGTAGTCATCAGCTCGGCCAATGTCAAGGCCAGCATATCTCTTGGAACCTGGAGAGATTGGCTTGACACATTGAGCCACATTCTTGAATAAGCCAGATGCATTGTCAATGAACTCGGCAAGGTACTCTTGTTTGAATACATGATCAGGCAAGGACCTCCTCCTCTCATCAAGCTCCCTTGGATCAATCATCGGATTGTCATAACTTGAATAATGATGGTATGCATACCTCTCATCATAGTTGTGTTGCATACAGATCCTGTGGAAATGATTCTTGCCTTTTGGTGTTGAGATGAATATCACCTTCTTGCCCTTGACCATCACTGTTGCACTCAGGACCTCATCCCACAACTCTGGCCTGGTGAATGCCATCTCATCCACAACCATATAGTCAAAGGTATTCCCTCTGATGTTGTCTGGTCTCTCACCAGAAAAGAACTCAATGGTTGATCCAAACCCACTGACCATCAGATCAGATCTGTTGAATGTGAACAGGTTGCTCTTGACAACAGCTCTCTCAAGATCTGCAAAAACTTTCTTTCCTTGTTTATATACTGGAGTTACCCAAGCAATACGACAGCCTTTGTCATTGATGGCCCACCAAAGGAGCTGGTTGATTCCAAGCAAGGTCTTGCCAAACTGACGGCCAATGTTGAGAGCATAGTATTTCTCATGACCATAGTTGATGGCATCATGTATCTCTCTCTGTTTGTCATGTGGCTTGTACCCTTTGACTGTACTCATTCAAAATCAAACTTGTCAACATCTCTTGTCTCAATCTGTTGACGGTCATGCATGCCAAGAAAATTCTTTCCGTAGAATATTCCCTTGCCTTCATTGGCAACAATGTGAATGCCAAGAGATTTAAAGTCCTCTTGTATATTTTTTATTGTGTCCCATAATGGATGTGTTTCATCATTTAGGGCTCTGTAATATTGACTCTTTTGATAAAATTCAAAGTCTTGCTTTCTCATCCATATCCTCAAGAAATGTCTGACATCTGGAATGACTCTGTCTTTGACTTCATGCACTCCAGAATTAACAACAACCTGTTTAGTTGCTGATTCACATTCATCAATATATTTCCAGGCTAATTCTCTGAGTTTCTCAATGTCAATATCTCTGTGTGTGTTTGACATAATTAGGCATGATTATATCTCTCTATTATGTAAATATAATAGACAGATTATTTATTATTATATAAGTTTGTTCTAATCTCTTGGAATTTGTTCTCCATCCATTGAGTATTGCACACTGCAAATCTCTGAGAGTTGTCAGGAAATTCCTCAACGGCTTTATCATCTGACATGCATCTCTGGATAAACTCATCCTTTGTCTCTTGTGGTGTTGGTTGTGGTATTGGCATTATTTGCAATATTTGATGTAAAACGTATATGGCACAACTTTGAGCTTTGCAAGTATCCAGATCAGTGATCTGTACTTTTTGAAATCATACTTGTCAAAGTTCTTTCTGTCCATCTTTCTGATTGATATCAGCTTCATGATTCTCTGCTCAACAGCTCCGAGCTTGGTTGTGTCGAATGTTGATGGCTTGTTGAATATAGCCATTGCCTCCTCTTTCTTGAGCTTGCCACTTCTCACTTGTGCTGAGAGATACACAATCCTCTTATCAATGCCGAACTTTACAGGCAAGAGATATGATCCGACAAACTCAGTATAAACATTCTCACAATGCTTGCCTCCATAATCTTGCCAGTTGATGAATCTTTTCATCTCAGCCTCCATTGACTCACGGTCCCACTTGTAATGGAATGGCCTCACATTCTTGATACCCACAAGAGCATAGAATAATTGGTCCTTGAATGTGAACAAAGGATAGTTGTTGAGCTCCAGTCCTGTGAATCTTGTATATACTGATCTGATGTACTTGGCATCCATATATGTCCATCCCTTTGGTGTTGATCCCTCTGTTCTGAAATCATGGCCATTGAGAATGTACTTGATGCCATACTTGTGAGCTGTGTCATACATCAGTTTGGTCATTGCAATGTCGTTTGGTATATCTGCATCAGGGAGTCCAGCCCACAAGAATGCATCATTGAGCCTGTCGTATTCTGCCTTGTTGACTTGATATGTGATGCAATCAACTCCGAGCTTTTGGACCAGCTGAGTCATGTTGTGTGTTGCCTCTGGAGCATTCCAGTTGTTGTCAAAGTGAATGACCAAGGGCTTGAGCCTCCAATGTCTGACCGCTGCATACAGCAATGTTGAGGAGTCCACACCTCCAGAGATTCCCATGATACAGTTGTACTTGTTCTTTCTGCCTGTCCATCTGATGGATTCCAGGAGATTATCAAGGGCACCAGGTCCTGATGCTTGTCTCTCCAGCTCGTCATGGAGATCACAGTATTCACATTGATGCTCTCCTATCTCTGCAAAGGAGTCATTAAATAAACAGCGTTGACATTCTTTCATAATTCACAAATGTATGATAAATTTTTGATACTTCTTTATTGCTAAATTCTCTCAGTGAATACTCAAGCAAGATATTCTCACATATGTCATCCACTGAATGCCAGGAGATTGATGCTGGCAGATCACCATTGTATATTGACCTACGGCCCATGAGGCCCATCTCAATGTTGGTATTTGGGCAACCATCATGCGGAGTCAGTCTCAGATTAATGAAGCATTGAGAGTATACACTGACAAGCTCCTCTCTTGTGAACGTGTCATATCCAGCTCTGATGATTGGAATGTCAATCCTTTCCTTGATCTGATCAATAAGCTCCTGACCATAGAATTCTGGGCTGTTGCCAGAATACCAGAATATCTTATCACCATTAGGAACACATGGCCACATCTCTGGCTGAACAGCATTGAATGGATAAACAATGGCATCCACTCCCTTGCTCTCCAGTGTGTCACATACCTTGTGAGATACAGCAATGTTGACAGCTGAATTGACTGTATCAACCCAGTCCTCTCTCAGTTCCATGGCATCTGATCCAAACCATACAATTGTGGCTCCTCCAATGTGCTTGGAAAGGAGATTGAAATCCTCCTCTCTGTACATTCCCATGAATATTGCTGGAAAGAGAAAGTTGCTGTACGGCACCAGGTTGTATTTCTTAATCAGTCCTTGATCAAGTCCAGCAAGAGACTCTGAGATGTGTGCCTGATTCATAGTGTGAATATTTCCTCAAAATTATTTTTTAACAGCTCATTGTTCATATGTGTTGACTTGAGAGATCCTGACCAGTGATCAGAGAATTTATGCTTGTTGATCCACTTATCTGTGCTGATTGACAAGAGCCTGATATCTTTCTCCTCATCCTTGATCACAGCAAGATTGTCAATGAGTCTGATGGCCTTGAGATACATTGACCAATCAAGTCCTGATGACAGCCTTGGATCAAATGGGCACCAGTTCATCTTGGTAAGGATATCAGATCTGAGCACTCTGCCAATGCCAATTGGCTCATATTGCCGTTGTCCTTTGAGATATCCTGGCCAATGGACCAGCCTCACCTCATCAGATACATCTGCAAAGTGACAGCCAAGCATTCCAATGAATGGAAAGTCATTGAGAGCATCACTGACTGATTGAATGTAATCATCAGATGCCCAGTCAGAGGAGCCCATGAATATGACTCCATCAGGATTGTAACTCTTGCAAGCCATGAATCCAGCATTCCACTTGTTGCCAAGAGGATCATTGCTGATTGATATGAACTCAACATCCAATTCATTGGCAATGTCAAGAGCTTCTCTCTCATGGCCCATAATTATCGGAATGACTCCTTGCCTTATCAATCTGGAGATAGTGAGTCTGACAAGAGGAAAACGGCCAAAAACAGGGATTGGAGCACAAAGTTTCATGAGAGGGCTTGTATTAAGTCTTGCTTGGTTGATGTGTTTGGCATGTTGATGCCTCTCCTCTTGGCCTCTGCCTTGAGTTGATTGAAGGTCATGGCTGTGATTGACTCTTGCTTGACTCCAATGAAATGAATCTTTGGGCTCTTTGGTGCCATCTCAGTCAGATAGTGGTTGCTGAGTTTCTGCATAGCATTTCTGATGCAAGTACCACAACCAATGTTTAGTGTACCATATCCAGCATAT